CCGGAATAACCAACATTCTTCGCGGGATCGTGGTTATTCCGGTTTTTCTTTTGACTGTTCTACATATCGACGCACAGCCTGTTCCAAAACAAACCTTAAAGTCGTCCCCTTCGATGCGCAAGCTATCTTAAACTCCCTTGCCAAATCTTCCGGCAAACGGAAAGAAAGCTGCGTCAGTTTCTCCTCTCCCATACACCTCTCTCCCTCTTGAAGATATTGAGCTACCTAATGCTAGCTTAATATCTATCAAGTGTCAAGTCCCCCTTGCGGGAGATGTCAAAAATGCAAAAGGCTGGCACCGTCAATACACCATGGATTTATGCCTTAGCTCGCTTATGCAATTTCCTCCTCTCGGAGGTATCGCACCCCGGCGCGCTCCGCCGCCGCAGCCGCGTAGACCTCGCAGTCCAACAGGTGGTTGGCCGCGCCGGAGACGATCGGCTTCCACACGTCCTTGACGTGCCCCTTCTTGTCCTGCTCCTTGACCAGGTGCTCGGAACACAGCTGCTCCGCGTACTGCCGGAGCCACCCGCCGTCCTCGTCCCGAAACACCAGGAAGGCCCCCGGCTCATGGTTCTTCTTGTTCAGGCGGCCGGCGATGAAGGACTTATAGTAATGCGTGTCCACGATGAACAGGTGCATCTCGTTGTATCCGTCGCGATCCACGCGGGACTCCGAGAATGGGGCCCTCGGCATCCGGTTGCTGGCGCCCTTGCAGGGGTAGACCAGGCCCGTTCGTGTCGCGCAGTATTGGTACACCTCGTCCGTCCGGTTGCCGGAGTCCATGAACGCCACGTGAATCAATACGGGGTCCCCGGTCGGAAGCGTGTATTCATGGTCCAGCATGTCGTCCAGCTCCGCCCAGGTCTCGCACCTTCCGAAGTCCACCAGCCAGGAGGTCATCTTGGGACCCCAGGCGCGTACTGTCCACCAGAAATGGTCTATCTGGACGTCGATCCCACAGGTCAGCAGTATCGCGCCCGCCGGGATATCACCCCTCAGGTGGTTCGCCTGGCGCTCCAGGACGATGTCGCTGCGCAGCTTCGTCGCCTCGGCCTCCCAGGGCTCCGCAAGCCATCCGTTTACGAAGTTCATGAACTTTGCCTGGTCGCCCTTCGTGCTCAGGAACTTCTGCGCCACCTGACCAAAGGTCAGCCATGGCGAGTACAGGGACGACAGATTGTAGGCCACATGGCGCGGGCGGGCCGGGACAATCTCGGTCCGCTCCAGACTGTGGTTCTCCACTTCCCGGACGGGCCACCACTCCCCCTGCAGGAGCATCTGGGACTTGTCCATGTCATGAATATGCTCGTGACAGAATGGGCATTCATACCACGCCTCGGTCAGGACGCGGGAGTCCCGCTCGTGTTTGTGCTCCGGCTCGTTCAGGTCCTCCGGCCATTTGACGTTTGGGAGCTTGAGTATCTGCATTTCCCCGCAGTGCGGGCAGGGGACAAAGAAGCTCTTGCGCACCTCAGCATCCAGAAAGGCCCTCCAGATGTGCCCGTCGGTATAGGTTGGGGAGCTGGCCTCGACCTCCTTGCGGTTATGGAAGTTCTTCGCCCGCTCGGAGGCAAGCTCCGTCGGGGCCCCCTCGTTGCCGGAGTAGGCCGGGAACTTGTCCGTCTCGTCATAGAAGATATAGCGGACGGGCCGGGACGCCAGCTTCGAGGGGCTGTTTGCCCCCACCAGGGCGATATACATCCCCATGAACTGCACTTCCAGGATCTCCGTCCGGTCCGGGTCCCACTTCGACAAGAGGGCGTCCGAAGCGATCACCATGGGGATCAGGCGGTTCTTGGCAATGCTCTTGGCCAGCTCGTCGGTAGGGTAGACCACCAGCATCGAGCCGGGGTCCTGGTCGATGGTATAGCCGATCATGTTCAGCAGGGCCTCGGACTTGCCGAGCTGCGTCCCGAAGCACAGGGTGATCTTATCGATATGTCGTGTCCTGAAGGCGTCCATCGGTTCGCGCAGATAGGGCGTGCGATGGGTCCTCCATGGGCCCGGCAGAGGGGAGGTCTTGGTCTCAAGGATCCTGTTCTCGTTCGCCCATTCGCTCACCGTCATCGCCCTCGGAGGGCGAAGGGCCTTCCTCTGGAGTTCCAGAACCCAATGGGCCGTCGGGCAGGATACCCTCCCGGCTGTACCTTTCCAAAAGCTCGACAACAAAGGCATTGGCTTCCTCCTCAACCCTCAAGCGGACCTCCGGATCCGTGAAACGAAACGCCACGCGCTTGGGGAATTCCAGCATCGCAGCCTTGACTTCAACGTAGCGGGATGTCCACTGCCGCGCCACGTCCTCCAGCTTCAACAACTTGCCCTCCATGACGTCGGCCTGATACTCCGCCTGTCGGGCCTTGGCTTCGCGCTCCAGGGTCTGAGCCATCAGAAGACGCCGTTCCAAGTTCTCGATCTCCGCTGAGACTCCACCGCCGGCAAGCCCCTGGAGATATCGGACATAAGCCTGGACGGTGGGGACGAGATCGAACACGCCCCGAGCTGCCTTTGGGATGATGCGATCCTTGACCAGCTGCTCGATGCGCCGTTCACTCAGATTGAACATGGCGGCTATCGTCTTTTTGGGACAAAGCTGCTCCGTTTTGGTGAACTCTGGTTTATTGTCCATTTTGTAGACTCTTTTCTGAAACCGCAATCGGGACTTTTGGACTATCGCACGTCTAAACCCCGCGCTCGATTCGACCCGCAGAGGGGGCGGGGGGCAGGAAGGACCCGCGATTTTATAAACACGCTTGAATACAGGGTTTGATAATTGCGTATACAACTCTCTGAGTGCTACAAAAACATGTTCTGGTGCACTCGCGGAGGAAATGATAAAGCGCGTGCCCGACGCATCTCAGCCCTCCACTTTAAGAGGAAGGAAATCCGTCGAATCCGCGTTTTGTGGATAACTTTCGCTTCTAGGTATTTCTGCGTAGGATTTTCTGTGAAACCCATTTCGGTTTTGTCGAGGCGATTGGGTCTTAGGCCCTATGCTTCCGACGTTCCATTTGAGGGCCCGCTTGTCCTCGCAAAGCTGATCCTCCTCAATGCCCAGATACTTCAGCGTCTCCCGCTCGCTCGAATGGTTGAGGTGCTTCATGATGCGCTCCAGAGGAACGCCGTTGCGCAGGAGTCCATACCCGAACGTCTTGCGCATGGTGTGCGTGCCAATGTGCTCCGAGGGCAGCCGGGCCGCACAGGCCGCGCGCTTGAAAATCCTACAGACCTGCCACCTGCTGATGGCCTTCGGCTGCCCCTCCGGTCCATGCTCACGGGACAGGAAGAGAGGGGAGGAAAGGTCGAGTTTGCGCGTCGTGAGGTATGTCCAGAGCGCCCTCCGGATATCGTCCGTCATGACGCAGAGACAGGACAGCTTCCCCGTCTTACGCTCCCGGATGTAGAGCTCCTTGACGAGTTGGACGCGTTTACCCTGCCCCGCCACGACGTCGCCAATCCTGAGGGCCAGCATGTCGCTGATTCGCAGCCCCCAGGTGATGCCCATGACGAAGAGAGCGAACTCCCGAGGACTGACCTCGTAAAGAGCCTCGGAGAACTTACGGACTTCGCCGCGGTCTTTGATGGGCTTCACCAGCTTCATCCTTCGCATGCCCTCCGCATCTTTTCGACGCTCCAGCCGCGTTTGACGCGTCGCTCGCACCAGCGGCGCATGATGGGAAGATCGCAGCCTTCCACTAGAGTAATAGCTTGGGCTCCGAAGGGGATTGGGGAATAGCGCGCCACGGACGCGCCGATGCGCAGTCCGTTCCCTTCGTCCAACGCCCAAAGCACGTAACTGCACATCGCGTTTCACCTCCCAAAACCCCCAAAACAAAAGGGGCCCCATACAGGAGCCCCTTCTTTCACGATTCCGCTATGTTACAAGTATAACGCCCGTCCCAAAAATATCAACAACGTTATCAGACGGATAACAGCCCGATATCGTTCCAGATTTTCAAAACGGTTCGCTCCCCCCGGAGTCACCCTTCAAACGGCAGAGACATCTGGCGCTCCGATTCCCCGTAGCCGACGCCGGGGACAGGCGTGTAGGTCCCGCCGCGGAGGTTCTGGAGCTCGCCATAGGGGGCCATCTCGGCATACCGGGCAATGGCGTAGGGGCCCAGCCGACGCTTTTCGGACACGGTGGACCGGCTGACGCCGTAGGTGTCCGCGATGCTCTGCAACAGAGACCGCTCCTCGATGCGCGGGATATCGCCCGAGGCGATGTGCATGACGTGGTCCGCGAAGATCCCCCACGTCGCCGGGAAGCGGTCCCGGTAAAACAGCGCGGCCTCGGCAAGTTGACGCCAGCCCCCCACCCGATCGACGGCATCCTGAATGCTCTCGCCCCGCATCAGGGCTGCAAGCTGACGGGAGCGGGCGCCGCTCGAGACTCGTGCCCCATCCGCCGGCTCGCTGGCATTCCGGACGATCTCCGCAAGCTCCATCAGCGTCGGCTCATACTCCCCAAGCAGGATGCGGAGGACCTTGGGGTGATAGGTAATCAGGAGCTCTATCACGGCGACCAAGACGGGAGGCGTGCCGGACACGATCTATCCCTCCTGCCCCGGTTCTCGGCTTGGGACGCGGACCTCGACGCCTCTATCCAGGCGCAGCCCCATAAAAAAACGGTCTCCGCCGGGCGGGACGGGGATGCGCCCGAAGTCGAAGTCCGCCCGCATCGCGATGTACAATCGCCCGTCGCTGTGCTGCATGACGCTTCCCACCTCTCGATTGTTGGCTCGCTTCTTCCCGTCCTTCCCCAGGTACTGCCCAAGGCTTACGACCGCAACACCGACCCTTCTCGCCATCGCTATCCCTCCATCGGCAGCTTGTGTGTCGCGTGCAGGACGACGCTGCGGTAGTCCGCGGCCTTCTGGATCGCGCACCAGGCGCCCATCTCGTTCAGGCGCGAGAGGAGCGGGACGAAATAGTCCGCCTTCGACCACTCGGCCAGTTCGTTGCGGGTTGCGGCGTTGGTCGTGACGATCGTCTGCTTCTCGTTCCGGTATCGGAAGTCGAGAATCTGGTACAGGTACTCGATCCCCGCGTCGGTGTTCCGCTCCTTCCCGAGGTCGTCCAGCACCAGGCAGGGGACCTCCTTCAGGCGCTTCATCTTCGCGTAATAGGTGTCGTCCTCGTTCCCGCTGCGAAGCTCGTCCAGCATCTCGGGGACACAACGGAACATGGCCGCTTCGCCGCGCTTCATCACCTCAAGCATGATCGCGACGGCGAGGTGGGACTTACCCGTCCCGCGATTCCCCGCCAAGACAAGCCAGTGCCCCTCCGTGGCGGCCAGCAGGGCGCGAGCCTTCGCCTCGACGATCTCCCGCCCCATCCCCTTCGTGACATAGGACTCAAACGTCTGCTTCCTCTGACGCTCGGAGAGTCCGCTTCCCTCCAGCAGACTCTCGAGCTCGGCCCCTTTTTCGGCATCCTGAGCGGATGGGGCCCCGCATTTTCCGGCGCGGGCGACATAGGCCCTGCGCCCCCTGATCCACTCGGCGGACAGCACCATTGGGTGCCGTCCGATGGGGCAGCTGTCCGTGCCCCTGCCCTCCGCGCAGGTCCGCTCGTCTCGGCGAACGTTCAGAACGTCGGAGGCGGAGCATCTCAGGTCTGCAAGCTCGGCCTCCGGCCACGTCTCCCGAACGTAGGCCAGCGCTTCCGCATCGAGCCCCTCCAGGTATCGCAGGACTCGGTCCGTATCGATGGCCCACGGCAAATGTTTCGCGGCGCTGAAGATCGTCTCCTGCATGGTTCACCTCACACATCAAGGCCATAGTCCACTTTGGGCGTTTTCCTCCCCGGTGGGGTCCCGCCCCCCGGCGCTCGGGAAGGCTGGTGCTGGAGGGCCGAGAGGATGTAGCCGAAAGAGAGCGTACGCAAAGGACGCCCCAGACGCCCGTACCGCTCTACCGCTTTGTCGATCTCCCGTTGCACCCTGGCGGGGTAGTGGTGCGCGTCCAGGGTGCGCAGGGCGGATATCTCCTCCTCGCCCAGACCCTTCCGGCCGGTCTTCAGGAGCAGGTACTCCGCCGTAGAGCGCATGGCGGAGGGAGCCTCCGAGACGGGAAGAAGCTCATTCCCCGTCTCCTGGTCCGAATCCTCCGGAGCCGTTTCGGCGGGCGCCGCCCCCGTAGGGGTATCTTTTTTCTCGTAAGTCTTTGGTTCTCGTAAAGACGGGGTTGCGTTTTCTGCACCCGGGGGGGTGCATATTTTGCGCCCCCCTTCGTTTTCTGCACCGGGGTTGTTGCAGATTTTGCAACAGCCATTATTTTCTGCCCCCCTATAGCAGGGGGCACGATGTCCGACGATCCGATAGATCGAGGCCTTTTGCGCTCCGTCCTCGAATCTTTCGGCACGTTCGATCACACCGCGCGCTACAAGGGCCTTCAGGGACTCTTGGACGCTCCTGATGCTGCAGTTAGCCTCTTCGGCGATGACCTTCACCCGTAAGGGACAGGAGCGGGTCTGGATATTCACATGCGCACAGATAACGCTATAGACCGCCTTGTCACACGTAGACAGCGTACGATCCTTGATGACCTCTATATCGACACAGGCAAACCAAAAATCGGACGGCCCGCGGGGCTCGAACTCAAACGTATCTGCTGTCGTGCTCGGCATAACGAACCTCCGTTTTACAGCTCCTTGTTGCCGTGTCGGTAGGGACGGGTCTTGTTGTACTCGTGCTTTTGCCGGACGATGGACTCGACGTCGAGGTCCTCCGACCCGAACCAGTCGAGGACGCGGATCAGAACATCGGCCATCTCCACGGCTACGCCTTGAGGCTTGCCCTTGTCATCAATGTAGGCCATAGGCTTGCCGTTCCGATACTCCTCGAGGGCCTCGGAGAGCTCGGAGTGGCAAAGCGCGACGATGTCCCCAAAACTCCGCTTTTTGTCGTACCATCCATGATCTGCTGCGTTTTGATATATCTCTCTGGACAACTCATTCAAGGACTTCATGCGTTTTCCTTTCCTTCATCTGCCCGCGCCTTAGCGAGGGCTGCTCTGGCCT